GTTTTACTTCTACGATGCATCTGTTCCCCATCTCTGGTTTACCTTCAGGTTCAGCAGCCCAGCGTCCGTAGCGTCTTTCAGTCATAGTTTATCCTCATAGTTAGCATTAGACAATAGGCCGCTTACCGCAGCGTCGGGGCCTATTACCAGAGACCTGGACTAAGCCCATGCGGTATACGACGATTGAATAGCGAGTATAGCCATGATGTTTTTTATAGAGAACCACCTCTGTCGGGGAGTCTGAGTATAGACTAACTTCTTAGGAAGCCCCTTATTGTGTATCCATGGTTGCGGATAGCCAGTCAATCCTCAACTATCCCGGTTGGTAAGTCCTATCCTTGCTGGTGCTTCACAGCATTAGCTTTTCAGGCAAACGGACCCGCTCGCGTCTCCTTCATCGGATGATTTGCTTGTGGAGCTCTATCGGTATTAGCCGGGCTGCAAGGGCTTACCGATTTGACATAGTGAGGAGGGTGTTTTATCTACCGTCTCACTACCTTCCAGGTTCCTTGCGTCCACAAGAACTTGGATCGGGCCGTTCGAGGATGAACACTCGGCGGCCCAACTTTTTTATGGGGTTGTTTTGTCTTTGGCAAGTCTATTCTGTATTTCTAGCATTTTCCATAATGCTTGGCCGTAGGGGCCAGCCAGTATCTTGAGTGTTTCCTTGAGTTTGTCGGTCAAGACAACAGATTGCCAGAATTCTTCAGTAGATCCCAAGTCACCCAGAAAACCATCAGCATTAGACTGATATTTTATCTCTAGATACTCTAGCATTTTCTGGGTTTTTTCAAACATAGCGCCGCTTACGGGCTGCCAATACTTGTTGTACTCATCGTCGGTCATGGGGCCTCCTTTGCTTTATTCAGCAGCTCCTCCAGCATTTCTTCAGCTATTTCACCAAAAGCGGTTCTGAACAGTGGTCGCAGCGTTGCCCTTATAGCGGCCATGTCGGGCTCACCCATGCGTTTAACCAGCTCGGTGGCAGTACCCTCCCGGTAAATGAGACCCTCACGTACAGGCCCCTCAGGGCCTTGTCGCCACAGAATGAAACCTTTGCCGTCCGCCTTCATGGAGGCAAACCACTCTCCGGGTTTATATTTCATTGATCAACTCTCCGTGATTATAGGTCGTTTGAAGTTGTAGGGCGTGGCAGGAATTACCTGCGTGGCACGTCGGTGCAGTGGCTTGGCCAGAATTTCCATAGGAAGCAGATTCATATCAACTACCATGAAGCTAGACCCTAGGATAGCTCGTAGCTTCTCAGGGTCACTGGTCCCATGGGTATTAACCAGATGCCGCATGGTGCAGTACTGCCCATTGAAATACATGTAGTTCGTACCCTCTTCCAAGGCAAAGGGCCTGAATCCAGCCCCTATGTGGGAGCCGCCATTGAAGCCTAGGTTGGGGTTGATGAAGGTGAAGAGTATCGTGGTGTCAAAATACTCGGCTAATCTGCTGCACAGGCGTTTGGTGAAATGACTGAAGGCGTTTGTCGGTGCCCACCTGAATGCAAAGAAGCGGGTAAAGGCCATAGCTTCTTTCGGGGGTACGTGATCTTTGATTTTGCTCAGGACATGCTTCAGATCACAATAAGCAACACTGCCCATGCAAACAATTTTGTCACTTACGGGGTCTTGCAGAGCGTAATGATAGCCGGGTCTGAATGATCCCACGTAGTGAAACGCTTCATGAAAGATCCGAGCTACAGCTTCATCAAGCTGAACGAAGTGCAGGCTCTCTAGCTTAATTTCATTGCGTGGGGGTTTTAGGTAGTGAGTGTGCTTCTTAGTTCGGGCTTGAAGCAGTGTGGCTATTCTGTACATCTCAGTTTTAGAGTCACCCGGCATCAGCCTTGGCAGGTGAAGTAGAGTTTGAGAGCGTAGTGCTAGAGGGTCAATGTTATGCGCCATGGCGCATTTATTCACCTCCTTGGGATCAAGAAGTGTCACCAGTTCGTTTACTGTCATTCCTAGCTTCCATCATTTTTAAGATTGTATGGCCATGTGGCCCACCGAGAAGTTTGATTTTCTCAATGTGTTCTTTGTCAAGGGGAAGATATTGAAAAGCATGCATGCTTTTTTCGGGTGCAATTAATTTTACCAATTTATGTAAATCATCATCATTTCGGTAAGGTCTTCCTTTCATGTGGAAAACAGCAGCATGTAGGTATTTTGCATAGTCACAGTAGTTGCACAAAGTAACTGTCCTATTACAGGTTAAACAGAACCAATTTGATCTACTATTTAGCGGCAAATCGGATACACCACCCCTCAGGTTCAATGAAACCAGCTACCCCTTCACAAGCATGTGGAGGGATGAAGTGCTTGCAATCATCACAATCAGAGGATTTGGAGCTCTTATCCACATAATGGACTTCAGCCTTGGTGTGTTTGCGTTTTAAAGAATTGACTACGTTACCATTCATTTGCATGACCTATCTTTCAAATGGCCTGCACACAAAAGAATGCCCCGTGTGAACAGGAGGAGAACCCAAAACACACGGGGCATCTTTTCGATGCAGGCCAAAAAGAGGGGGAACGCCTTTTGGCGGCATCAAACCTTAGAGTTACTTATGGGTACAGAGGTGACAAATGCGCTTTGAGAGTCGATTACAGCGTAGATCATCCATCCTCCTCCGCTTATTGTGGCCTTAGTCTGCGCTGCACGTTCAGCTTCTTCAAGGGTTTTATATTCATCACGGCTATAATGACCGACTCCAGTCTTTTTCACAACCGTGAAGTAATCGGCGTGTTCACGAAAGTATGCGTCTCGCTCTTCATATGTTTTGAAGTCAGGCGGCATTGTTTTTGTAGCTTCTATTGCCTGAAGCAATCCTGCCTTGATTTTCTCAAACGCCTTCTTGGTCATAAGGCCTCCCTATGTGAGCATGCATAGAATGCAGTAGTTCATTTTCCTCCAAGTCTATTTGTTCAAGTGCAAGGGTGATTGCCTCCTTGCTTGATTGGGCTTCTAGCCTTAGGGAAATCTCCCGGTATGGTTCGATTGAAATATCAACGTTCCACATCATCATTGATGCAGACCTCCTTTGCTTGTTGTAGTTTCTTGATTGCTTCAGCCAGTATCTTATAGGGGCAGTCATCATCATGGTAGTCTGGCTGATCAGTTTTGGTAAGACACGTACACGAAGCAACCTGTGCCATTGCAGCGGAACCGATTGCCGTATTGATTTGGTCTACGGTCATGCTTTCTCTTCATAGGTCTGAGGAAAAGCAAAGATGTACTTGAGGCAAATATGCCATTCAGCCTCAAGTTGGATATATGGCATTTTCGTCTTGTCTACACAATGACGATACCACCTATGGTCACCATCAATAACGATGGGTTCCTGGGAAATTAGTACAGGGGTCTTGAGCCATTTTTGTGGAATGGCCATGGCCTTATCAATGTCAATGGCCTGATGGGCTCGGACCGTAAGAGGGTCCATTTCCCCGGCTGCGAATTTGACATTGAGGGTGCCAAGGTAGGCAAGTAGCGAGGGGATATCAGCATCGTCTAGCTGAGGCATATCAGCCCTAGAGACAGTGCCATCATCACCTTTGGGTATGATTATGTTCATTTCATCCTCCTGTTGTGGTAAATGAACTAAGCAAAAAAAGAGCCCCGCCAGAAGCTAGCGGGGCTCAGTTAGGTCCGAGGGATCGATAGGGAGGGACCTCGAACCGGGAGAACCTTAAATTATTTAGCAGCTCTGATCCAGTAACGGGTAACAGGGCGGCCACCAGCACGTTTTTCAGTGTCTTTATCAACCTCCCAGCCATTCTTGGCCAGAGTTGTCAGTACATTCAACTGGATAGACCCAACCCGTTCTTTGACTTCAGCAAGTGTAGCTCCTGACTTACGCGCATACATTGTAGCAGCCTCGGAGCGAGCACTGCCTTTGCGGAGCCCGAACTTATCTCGCACGACAGCAGGCTTGGGAGCCTTTTTAACCTTAACCTCTTTTGAGGCTTTGGCTTTTTTCACAATCGATTTTCGGCCTTTGGCTTTGACAGTTTTCGCTGGCTTGGCCTTGGCCTCAACTTCATTTAGCTCTTCTGTATCACTCATAATTATGTACTCTGTTTGTAGGTGCCTAGTAGATTTTATCTAAGCCCATTGGATTCTCACGTCAAGAAAGATTTGACACCGAAATAGATGTCAATCAATCCCATGACGATTATTGCAGTGTTGGCATATATCCAAGGGATAAGTTTGACACCAAACGTTTTTTCCCCAAAGTGGGTTGAACCGGGTGGGTCTGGCAGGAGTCCTATCCAAATGTTTAGGACTCCCACCATAATAAATACTAGGCTCACTTCAGCGATTCACGGAACTTGCGGCGGGCCTCAGCAGTGATGGGGATGTTATCCACACCAGCAGCAACAAGGACAGCTGCTACCGTTGCCAATTGGGGCCGCTTGGTCTTGCGGAGCTTCCAATTGTGAATGGTGCTTGTAGCAACCCGAGTTTTGGCTGAAGCTTTCGTTACACTTAAGTCAGCCGTTTCCATCGCCGTGTCAACCAAATCCAACACAGGGTCATGGTCTTGTGCACCCCACGTGTACGTGGTGTAGCGAGTTAAGCCGTTCTTCTTTTTAGCCATTTAGAAATTACTCCTTATTTGGTGACAAAGTGACCACGACCACGACGCGTAGCTGCCCCTGCTTCCAGGATCGCTATGATGTAGTGGGCGTAACCTGACTCTGCGCCATTGTGCCTTTTGATGATTTCCTTGACGTTGTTGGACCCAAAAACGGTATTGGGTGGCATTGCTCTGATATCGTTGATGACAAGCTCTTTGATTGTGGTTGCCGAACTGGCAGCCTTGACCTTGCCCTGTTGCACCACAGCATTACCAATCCGTCGCGGGGGTTGAAAGTCAAGTGCAATCCCCGTAAGTGATTCCATCACCCTTTCAAGGTTTTTGCCGTCTACTACAAAGTCAAATTTCCATAGAGACATTTTCTCCTCCTGTTGTGAAGCACTAATGCTTCTTACTGCGGTAAGCTAGTTACCGCAGTGTAGAAACATTAAACCACATTGCCAGACGAGGTAACCTCAAGCCTAGGAAAGGCCTCAGGTTTGGTACCCTGACTCTGCCACTTTAGTATTCGAAGTTCTTGACCGTTGAAAGCAGCGTTAGCCGCCTTGATCATCAAGGCGATGGTCATGACGGCGTCTTTTCGACTACCTTCAGCCGTGAAGTACATTCGTAGCCTGAAGAATGGGTCATTGATGCTGACACCAGCTGGGTTCTCCAGCGTGAATACCAGCCTCTCAGCCAATTCAGGGCTACGGTTAACAAGGACGTAGTAAAAGAACCCAACTAGTGAGGGGTTGGCGACACCACGTAGGTTTCGTACCCGTTCAATAGCACGCTCAATACCGGGGTTGTCCTGGTACATCAGTTCGATGTCTGAGTTTTCAATCCGGTTTGTAGGTTTGGCGTAGGTTTCAATAATGCCACGTTGCCACCTTAACAGCCATTGCAAGGCCGCTGAGGTATATTGGCGGTAGCGTGTGGCACCATGCAAGGCTAGCACGTCAGCACCGCTGCGTGGCTTGCGTAGGGTGTCAATGGTAGCGAAGGCGTCAGGTTCAATACCGTAAATTACTGCGGTTTTGATTGGCATTTTGGCTTCAATGACAGCCCAAAGACGGTGCTGGCCATCAAGGATCTCTTTGTTCTTAGAGAACTTGATGGTATCACCGTTGAACTTCCACTTTCCATCGATGATCTGTTTTGAGATACGCTTGACGTGTTGGTCGTTAAGCGGCCGATTTAGGGTGTTCCGTTCCAACATCTCCATTGCCATTTCCGGCGTTAGGAGAATCACTTGCGGACTTGAAAGCGGCCCATGCATTCGAGAATTCCTCCATCCATTTCGCTGCTGCGTCGACATTTGCATTAACAGCTTTGATTCGAGTTGCGTTACTCCTGACTATAGAAATCACGTCATTGACGTCTGGCAGCCTTGATATGGTAAGTAAAGCTGGGCCGAACGTACCCCATAAATCTGCGTTAGCACGTACTTTACTTCGATATCTTTCACTTTGGGCACTGTTTCGGCTTCGCATGCCTTTAAGTTGCTCAGGTGTCATACGCTTCTTGATGTTGTCAGCAAGGTTGCGAAGCCCAACTTCTGCATTGAGCCCTAGTGATAGTTCAGCTGCTGTTCCATATTCAAGGACAATTCTTGCTTGTGTCACAGTAGAACGTGAGATGCCTTTGGCTAGAGATTCTTCAACAGCCGTTGTTGCCCCAGGATTTTTGATTAGGGCAGAGGCAATATCCAAGGCTATCTTGGCCGCTTCTTGCATTCGTTTTGATGTCATATCTCCTCCTATTTGAGCGTTTGATGGCTCACCACAACAGCCCGTAGGCTGTTGGACGTGAACTATCCGTAGACGTTAGAAATGTGAATACACTGCCCAAATGGGGCTCGCGATGATAGGCGCTCAAAGTCATGATCTTGACAGTAGACTGCCCAGAGCATTGGGCAACCGGGGTCTTCACCAAAGTCATTGACTTCCAAGTCCGTCAAATAGATAACGCAACTGGCATCGGGAACATTTGCTTGCAGCCATTTGAAGCTATTGCTGAAAGCAGTACCACCGCCTCGGTAGTGACCAGCTGTCACGATGTCACCTCGGTAGTAAGTATCCACGTGATGAACATCGGTGTCAGCGTAAACCACCGTGATCATGTCAGCAGTTCCTTCGTCTAGCGCACCAGCTACTTCACTGACCATTTGTCGGCAAAGTTCGAAGCTGATGGAGCCTGATATATCAACGAAGAAAACTAAGTGTTGGAGCCGATCAGGTATAGATCCTGGTAATAGTGCACCAATAGACATACTGCGTCGGCTTAGCCTTGCCCAACTGATTTCCCTAGAAAGGGATTGATCAATGAAGCGATGGGTTTGCTCACGCCAAGAGATCTTTGGCTTTTTCAGGTACTCAATGAGCTTCTGGAGTGAGCCGGGGATGTGCCCCGCATTGTTACCAGCCGCAACCTGCACCGCAATTCGCACTGCGGTTTCCCAAGTCTGACTGGCTTCACTTTGTTTGCCGGGCGTAGGTGAATCTATAACCCCACCGCAACCACCGGGATCATTACCAGAACCGATGTTGATGACAATCTCGGTAAACGGTAGCTTATCGTAGATGGTTTCAGTGTTCATGTTTTCGAATTGGGCATCGTATAGATAACCCGTAACACCTTTGTACTTGGGATCACCCATCATATCCACGCTGATAGGATCACCGGGCAGTTTGAAGCCTGCCTTGATCAGATCAGAGTTGATGACGAAATCACCAGCCATGTTCCAAATCATGGGATTGCGTGATCCACGCCGTGAAAAGTGTTGCAAGCAACAATGTTCCACTTCATGGGCCACTACAGCTTCACACTCTTCATCATCAATTTTGTGAACAAAGTCAGGTGAATAGAAGAGGTTGATACCGTCAACCGCCATGGTAGTGATCTCTCCAAGACCGTTTTCCTCGGTTGCCTCAACCAACTTGAGTTGAAGCGCTAGGAACCCAAAGAAACCATTACGCACAAGCATGTTTGTACGCGCACTGATAATCTTATTTCTTGCAGCTCTATCCAATTAACTCCTCCTGTTTGGTAAATTACCTAAAAGTAGGCCGATGCAGAAGGTGGTAACTGCATCGGCCCTTGTGCCTCGCGCGGGTTATGAGCCTTACAAGGCACAAACTCAATTAGCGAACTTCAAATGAGATGCGTTCGTCAATGTCATCACGGAGGTACTTGCTGTAGGTCACGAAGTCAGCTTCCTTAAACTCAGCTGCTTGGAACCGTTCAACAGGTACCAGCTTAAGAAGTGCCTTGAACATGCCACCCAATCGGGTACCTTCCTTGTGCTTCAGCTTGGTTCTGACTACTTTCTTGACATGATCGTCAATAGTTTTGCAAGCCTTGGCAGTAGGTTTTAGCCGGGCAGCCAAGTCAATGAGGTCTGGTTCTGACATTGATTCCAGGTCTTCAACGAAGTCTTCAAGGATAGCAGTCAGGGTAGTCAAGTCGGTTTGCTGTGCTTTCTTCATGACTGTTACTTCGCCAATGGCAGGACTTTGTCTTCTATGAATTCGATAACTTGTTTCCAAGTTTTATGGTCGTCATTTAGTCTTGCAAGCGATGCTTGTGTGGTCCATGCAAGCCCGAATGATACATTATCCTTTAGCATGCCTGCACCTTGACCTCCTGATGGATATTTCTTACCCGGAGGTATAGGTATTAACCGACTGAAACTGTCAGCCTTCCAATAGCATCCATGCTGATCCGCCCAGACTCCAAGACAGCAAAATCGCTCGCCATCTGGTGAAACCAAAGTCCTTTTGGTTTTTTTGTAGGATCCGTCTTTTAGATTGCGGATCCATTTCAAGACGTCTTTGCGTAGTAGTTTGGCCATTTGTGACTCCTCCTGTTTTGAAGTGCCACTGTTGGCGCTTCTCACAAGCCTGCGTACAGGCTTGGACAGAAGCGTCACATATTTAGATAGCCTATTATCAACACGACTGCGGTGAATGCATCTATTGCTAGGAACTTTGCAAGCTTTCGCCTATCTCCATTAGCTATGCTTACACTGTTTCCCATCATCATAGTCATTGTGATAACGAAGGCTACTATTGGGAATATTTTCATTACAGCCTCATGGAGGTGTTTTCCCTAGCCCACTTTCCAAACGTATTAGTTTCACAAAGCAATGGATCACGCTTTGAGCCGTCAAGGATAACCACGGTAGCCATGTCAGCACCAAAATTATCCCGCTTGATGTACTTGTAGATCTGAGGAAAGTTCTCAGGTGTCAGTTTGCGAGCCAATAGACTCGTTAAAGCATAACGAGATGCTGGTTCTTCAGGTATGGGTGTCTTGTTGGGGTTAGCCAAGATCTCTTCAATGTCAGGTAAATCAACTGCCCTGAAGTACATCTCAACTTCCGTTGCTGCACCCTCACCAACGATGGCACATAAAGCTTTGAATCGCATGTCAGGGGTTAAGCCAAACATAGGTGATGCCATTTCCCAAGAACGTGGTGTTGGGAATGCTAAGTTGGTTGCGCCCTCCATTGAATGGATAAGGTTAGGCCTGAACTTCATAAACCCGATTAACAACGGGTTGATGTCGTGCAGGTTGGCCCACGCTCGCCAAATGTCTGCATCAGCTCTGATATGGATGTGAGCAAAGCGGTTGGCTAGCGCAGTTGAAATAGACACCGCAGCTGCTCTATCCTCACGGCGGTTGCCAGCGGCTGTAGGCCACCATCCAGGTGGTAGCTTGTACTCACCAATCTGGCGTTCAAGTACCACACGGTAGATGCAGGATTGCAGGTTCTTGTTGGCATCACTCAATTCATCAAAGGCAATGATGCCACGTGGCCCATCCCGTTCTGCATTGGGCCAGTACTCCGCACGCAACCACGTTGCTACACGCCTTTCAAGATCCGGCACAGGGATACCTGTAAGGTCTTCAGGCAGCATAGTGCCCACGCGGACATCAATGAAGCCTGACTTGATTGGATCTTCATCAGCGAGTTGCCGCATGATGGCTGATTTGCCAACACCCGGTGCACTGTGGAAGTAAGTTGGGATGTTATGTTCCCTGAACACCTTGGCCAGATCCTTGGCCTCTTCGATGTTCATGGTTTTAATTTCAGTCGGTCCTGTAGTGTCAGTCAATTGTTACTCCTCCTGTTGAAGCTAGGATGCTTCTCACTGCCCCTATAAGGGGCAGGACAGAAACATCATTCTTCATCAACTTCATCAACCTCAACTGTTCTGCGGGTCTTTTTCTTGATGTTGAGGTTATGTGAGGCATTTATAATGGAATGCTTTACCTCATGAAGATGCCTGAAATGTTGACGAGCATAATAGTCATTACTGTTGCCGACGCGGGTCTTGGTGTTGGCAATCCTCACTTCATATTCGTCATGAGTATCAGGTTCATGGTCATTACCAGGAACCGTATATTTGTAGACAAATGCTGATTTGGTCGGTGATACTTGAACTATCCAAGCTGGGGTTATTTCAAGTTCAAGTGGCAGATCCAGGGTAAATGGTGTTGACTCTACTGCTTCAGCAGTAACAGTAGCATTCTTAACTTTACGCGTCATTAGGTCATGTATCCTTTCACTTTCTTGAGGAGGGCGTCAGCCTTTGATAGTACTTGCTGCCGCACCTTGACATCGCTTCTTAGTATTTCAGGGCTGTGTGCAACTAGATCATCCAGCAGCTGCTTCTGCAAATCATCTATGCGTTTGTCCCCAGTGATGTTTAATAATGGCATCATTTGGGCAAACTCGTTGATGTTGTAGACAATAGAATCACGGATGATGCCGTTGGACCTCTTACCGTCTTTGGCCGGTTGGTAGTTTTTCAACTTTTCCTTGAGGTTGCCAACCTTTTCTGCGACGCGTTCAAACACGTCGTTCATGGCCTTTTCTATCCGCATGTCACAGCGTTGCTCAATGTCTTTGACAATAGCCTTCGTTGCATCCTCACTTAACTTTGCGCGGAAGTCTTTTGACTCAGGCACCTTCTTGACTTCAAGGTCAATGCTGAACTTTTTCTTTAGTTCTAGCTCTGAAGGGTAGTCGTCTTCGTTGAACATGTCGCCAAGTCTAACCCTGGCCTCGTTGATATACTCTTTGCGATATTCTGGGGCTAGGAATTTCTTCACTTCAGCCTCAGCTCGCCGCTTACCATCGAGCATATCAGCATGGTATCGTACATAGCTCACGGTTGAAAGTATCCGTGTGCCATCATCTTCCCATGGCAAGGTAAGCACCTTGTGAGTCTTTTTGAGGGTAGAGTGAGCTACCGACATGCTCTTAAAGAACTGTTTAGCCACAAGACGTTTACTGTAACGCCCTGCTTCTGTCTTATCAGCTGAGAAGCTTTCATTTACTTCTTCACTGACTTCCTTATCAATGGCCATCCCGCCCCACACGTTTATGTGGAGAGAAACCAGCATAGCCCGTTCACTGAGAGTACTCATTTATCTCCTCCTTGGAAGCGTAATTGCTTCTCACTGGCCTCCGCAGAGGCCAGGACAGAAACATTACTCTTGGTGAGGATCAATGAAGCCTTCGCCCCCACGGGCACTACCCATGAATCGGGGATCTTGTACTGTACCTCTCATGTTGGCGTGCGGTGCACGAGCCAAGCCCATTGAACCAGAAGGTCTGCCATTAGAGGCACAACCCATCAGTACGCCAGCAAGTAGAATTAAGGACAAGTACTTCATTATCATCCTCCGTTGAAGCAAAAGTGCTTCTCACAGCAGCTCGTAAGCTGCTGGACAGAAACACTAAAACAACCAGCATTCTTCATGTTCACCAACAGGTTTTGCTGGTGAACAACGCAGATAGAAATACCAACCTGAGGCAATGCGGTATTTCCAGACCACACCCTTTATGATCGTTACGATCACTAGTGATTGTCTTGCGTCAGGTACCCAATTTCCCAATCGACGACGCCGGTTTCGAGAAAGTTGCGGATCGTCTTGGCCACCATATCAGGCTTGAGGTTGCCGTCGAGCTGGCCCCACAGCAATTGACGGAGCTTGGTAGTGTCGTGTTGCTGCTTGTATACGTATTCTTTGGCATCATCGTAACTCAGGCCCATTTCGATGCCCATCCAGAAGCCGATGCAGCCAATCATGTCGTCGCTGTCGAATCTCTTGTTGCCAGCAGAGTTCATGTTGAATGCCTTTGCAGCGATAGGTGTTTCGTCTGCAAACAAACCCGGTGTGTTTGGTTGCCAAACCATCTCACCTGACTCCATCATGCGCATGACCTGAATGAGCGCAGACTTTTCAGACTGCGTCATATCAAGTTCCTCAGGTATTCTGAAGTTTTCCATAGTTTTCTCCTCCTTGAAGCTAAATGCTTCTCACTGCCACTCGTAAGTGGCAGGACAGAAACATTAGCCCGCATCACGGCCTTCATAGTGCTCGGTTTTGTTCTTGCGTTCGGTGACTTCTACACCTCGCCAGTAACCTTGCCAGTAGCCTATCCAGTAAACACCCACACCAAGCAGGGTGCCTACTGCAACAGCTAGAAATTGGTCACTCACCGGTGACCTCGATCTTGAAGCCCGTCAGCTTGACAGGCATCGACTGTCTTGTGACGTAAATTGTTGGGATGGAGGCCCCCTGACTTGGGGTTCTCTTTTCACCGTTTTCGTCCACCTCATGATAGACGAAGGTGCCGGGGGTGTCTTTCATCCATGCGAAGTGCAGAACAGTCTTGCTTCCCTTTTTAATCATATTCTCCTCCTGTTGAAGCTGAATGCTTCTCACAGCAACCCATAGGTTGCTGGACAGAAACATTAGCTATTGACTTTATCAGCAATATCAGCGATGCGATTTAATGCTTTGCTGATTTCGTATGCCCCCATATAGACAGCAAAAGCTATTAGGAGCATTCCTATTATCATATCCATCACCGTTTCCTCACATTGGTGAGAATGAAGAAAGCCCCAACCAGGAGCCATGGTGTGGACGGTAGCAGTACCATCATCCACGCAGCAACAGCTGTTGTAGACATGTCAGATATCCTTCTGATAGGTCTCATTGATGGGGCTGGGCAATAGCACCGATGCCAGATTGTAGCCCTCATACCATTGTTTTATGGCACAGATAGGGCCAGACTCTAGGTACGGGTTCTTGGAACGTGGGATGCCCTGTTCACGGGCTCTAATGCCTGCTGACCACGCGATCTGTTCAATAGAACCATTGTGCATTTTCTCCTCCTGTCGAAGCTGAATGCTTCTCACAGTAGCCCGTAGGCTACTGGACAGAAGTATTCAGATCATGATGATAAGAATCAGCATGGCTGATAGGTACAATGACCATCTGAAGAACCTATTATCGTCACCCATGGCTATGAGTAGTCGTCTGAATTGCTTACTCATGGGTACACGAAGATAGTGAGAGGTTCTGAAGACATGCTGATCAGCCAAAGGATGATACTTGCTGATCCAATCAGCATCAGCATCCATCCAATGCCCGGCATTGGATCAGGTTGATGATTTTCATCCATGGCTTACCTCAGGCTGAATCCCATCAGAATTGTCAGGGCAAGAAGGCAAACAGCCACGATGCCAATGATGATGTTGTCCCTTGTGTTGTTGGGGTCGCCAATGTCTTCCCCAAGCAGTTCCTCTCGATCCATATCTGGCATTTTTCTCCTCCTTGAAGCTTAATGCTTCTCACTGCCCTCATTACTGAGGGCAGGACAGAAACATTAGTTCCAGTCACGCCACTGTTCGTCGTCGATCCTGAACTGGTTCTCAGCACGCTTCTTGATTGCGTTGACTTCCCGCTGTGCATTGGCTTCAGTGCGGCGTCTGATTGCTGCTTGGATTTCAGCATTGACTTGGTCTTCATCGATGGCCTTTTGGTACTTGGCATCACGTCGATCATACCAAGCTGTGAGGCCATAGACCCCACCGATAACGACTGCGGCCAACACAATGGTTCCAATTAGACCTTCCATAGTTCTCTCCTCCTTATGAAGCGTTAGCGCTTCGCAGAAGGGCACGTGTGCCCCTCGCCGAAACGTTATATTGTCGGATCAAGGATGAACAATAGGTTAAGCGCAAAGGCCACCTTGTCTTCATGGTCCGGTACGTAGTGGTGTGCAGTCAACACCACACAAGAAAAAGTAAAGAGCATTAGGCGGTAATGCGTCCTTTTGACCTTTATTCTCTTGATTGGCGGCAAGTGCACAGGCGAAAGTTTGAAGCCTTTCATCTGTGGTCGCTCCGTTTGTACTCGTCAACAAACAGTCTGGCGCGGTACGTTTTTGCCATTTCCATTTCGAAATCTTTGTTGATCCCAATCAGGTTGACAAAAATAGACAGCGTCACACTCCATGTGAGGGCTCGCATTGGCGCACCGCCTTTTACTCAGCGAGTTGCCTCGCAGCGGCTTGCTCATAGAGTTGTTCACGGATGGTTTGGGTTGAAGTCAGTTCAGCATGGATGTCTATGGCAGAGCATCCCATCACCAGCACTGATAGAATTACAAACCAAATTTGCCTATAACGGGCGAGTGGATCTTTTGGCATTTCTCCTCCTGTCTGAAGCGATAGATGCTTCTTACTGCGCTGATTGCTCAGCGCAGTGTAGAAACATCTGTGGGGCGCATGATTGTGGGTTGATGAAGTGCTAGTGATGCAGGATATTTCACGAGGTTAAGGCCCCGTTTTGCCTCTCCCTGCGCACTCCTAATTTACCCAACTAGCCGCAATGGCGCGCTAAGTTGAGAAGCCGTTTTGGCCGTGTACGCTAGGCAGGTCTTCTTGATGGGCCTTGGGTGATTCCAAGTCTTTTAGAGATTGATCAACCAGTGCCCTCACTTCTTCAATAGAGTGAGCCTTGAAGCGAGTTGGTTGATCATTGAAGTACGCGCGATACATGCGCGTATGTCTGCCAGTAGCCTTGATGACGTATTGACCTTCAGGGATGGTCAAGTAGGCTTCCTTGGTTTCAATCAAGGTTGCCCAACCGAATGATGTCGTCATTTGCGTTTCCACCTTTTGGTTAGTTTCTTGAGCCTGCGCTTGGCCTTCTTGGTGAGTTCCACCTTGAGGTACCACAATGGTAACTTCATAATTTTCTCCTCCTGTTGAAGCTTAATGCTTCTCACAGCAGCTCGTAAGCTGCTGGACAGAAACATTACTTAGTAGATCTCCATATAGCAGCGATGATCACCGCTGATATACAGATGCAGAATACACTGAATGCGACTGCGCCAGCTACATCACCCATTGCTGCCTCCTAGAAGCTGATGATGTAGCTGTCCAAACTGTACGGCCCACCACCCATGAAGATCAGCGTTAGCAAGATGATGGCGTACATAACCTCAGGGAGGTACAGTACATCATCCACGTAGTCAGCACGATCAATAGGCTTCCATGCTGCAATGCGCTTCAAGCCATCGACTGCGGTTGCACCGCAACAGATGATCAGAAGCCCAATTGAAGCAATTGGTGTCAAGAAACCCAGCATCAACGCAATGCCGCCCCAGAACTCACCCAATGGCACAAGCCAGCTGGCGAGCTTTGGATCAGGCACATCATCGACCACCATGGTGGAGTACACCACAGAGTGCCGTTGCTTGTTGAAGATCTTATGATAGCCGGAGATGCTGAAGAACACACCCATGGTCACCCGCAAGATTGTGATGGCGACTAAGGGCAAGTTGAAGCCTAAGAATATAAATTCCATTCTCTCCTCCTGTTGAAGCAAATGCTTCTCACTGCCACTCGTAAGTGGCAGGACAGAAACATTATTCTTTGTCGGGCTTTACTTTATCTTGTTTGCCTCTCCAGGCACCAGCCAGTTCCCATTTTTCCTTATCGTAAGGATGATCCTCATTGGGCCAAATACGCACTACTATGACCTGTCCGGTCTTTTTGTTTCTTAAACGAGCGAAACCATTGGGAACATAGGTATCTGTGCCTGTTTTTGGTCCAGGTCCCCATGCACAAATGCTGTTCCTAATCTGATCATAGCTCATTTTATTTCTCCTCCTGTTTGAAGCTCAAGCGCTTCTGACGACGCTGGGTGTTACCAGCGTCGGGTAGAAGCTCTCAGCTATTGCATGATTTGGCAGTTGCCGCCGATGGTAGGCCAGCAATAGCTGCCAGTGTCGGAAGGTCCGTTTGGCTCAGTATGACCATGACCTTCGTGGCCACCATGACCACCAGAAGACCCGTGGCCACCATGTCCTTGACCACCGGGGCCATTGCCTGGACCGGCAGGACCACCATTGGGGCCACCGGGGCCACTAGGACCACCGGGAGAACCACCCATGCCGTTGCCGCCATGACCACCACCGGGACCACCAGCGGGGCCAGCGCCGATACCAGCACCAGTTCCACCACCCATGCCACCGTGACCACCGCCCATGCCAGCTCCTGCACCGCCACCAACGCCGCCACCGGCTCCACCACCACTCCCATGAGCACTGGCGCTCCCGATTGACAGGGCAACGCTAGCGATCATGAAAGTGCCAGCGACCACTGACATTAGAAATCTATTAGACATAACATTCTCCCTTGAAGCATGATGCTTCAGACTGCACTGGATTGCTCCAGTGCAGGGTAGAAGCATCAGTTCACGAGGTTGGGGTCGGCGAAAGCCTTGTCGAGTTCATCCAAGAACTCAACACAGTCTTCAGAGCTGGTACCACCGCGCGCCGTGTCTTCCAGCACATCGCTGGGGCTGACATGGTAGGGATGCACGCCGATCTTCGCTGAGAAGTTCATAAGCTTGTCGCTCACTTTGTGACTACGCATAGTATCTCCTCCTAGTTTGAAGCATGATTGCTTCTGACTGCACTGGGTTGCCCCAGTGCAGGGTAGAAACAATCAGTTCGGCTGGCGCGCTTCAATGAAGTCCATCAGCGCGTCATACTGGTCCTGACTGATGGTGCCCTCTTCACACGCAGCGCGGGCCTGATCGTCGGTCACCCTGTTGGGATGTACCTGCATGATTTCCGTGGCCTCCATGACGAGCGCCGGGATTTCAACATGTTTGGCAGGCTTTACTTTGCGTAACATGATAACTCCTCCTGTGGAGCGGAATGCTCCTTTGTGCGCTGATTGCTCAGCGCACCGTAGAAACATTACGGGGGTGGTTTGTCTTCTGGATTAAGGCAATGAAGACATATTGTGTAACGATTTGGCCTATGGCGGCTTGGTTGCCAACCCACATCGTCACAGAAGTTACAGTTGATGACTATTTTCTTGGCCGTTTTGGCTGTTGGCGTGAAGATCTCAACATCTTTGCTCATTCGAGCCCTGATGGAGTCATAGTCAAACACGGCCTCTCTTGCTTTGTAGTCACTCATTTTCCCCTCCTTTGTTTGAAACAAAATTGTTTCTCACTGCACAGCTTTCACTGTGCAGGACAGAAACAATTGCTTGTTAATGTCTTTACGCCGGCCGATGATTAGTCTTCGTCTTCATCATCAACGTCGACGCTGTCGCCCTTGCTGTCACCGTCGACGTTGCCTTCGATGCCGAGTTCCTTCAGAAACTGCATGAACTCAGCGGCGTCGCCGTCATCGATGTTGCCAGCAGAGACTGCATTGGTGACCGCCGTTTCATCGAGCTGATGCGGTGCCACGTCGGAGCCGACTGCAATCTTGTTGGCAAGTTCTTGGATGCGTGGGGTTGCTGTAGCTGCCATCTATCTCACTCCTGTTTTCACTTGAGGTTATCAAGTGGAAGCACAATTGCTTCACACTGCACCCCGTAGGATGCAGGCCTGAAACAATTAGGGCCAGATTCTGTATTTGTTTGGGTCGATGCCACGTTGCAGCATGACAGCCCGAACGATGACTGAGCCATATGGCCCAGCAAACATTCTCAGCAATCTCTGCTGCTGAGGAAGCGTTGGTGTTGAACCACGCCGTGCATTGGTACCCATGTGCTCAGATACCATGTTGCGGCCTTTTGGATCAGTTCGCTTGTAACCAAGCAAGAGGCCCAATGTAGTCCAGCCACGTTCATTGGCATTCTTGAGTGGCATATTACGCCGCGCATATGTCCACATGCGGCCCCACTCAACCTTTTGAGATTCAGTTTTGGCTTTCATTTCTCCCTCCAGTGTTCATGTAGTTTTCGTTTGCCCTCACTCACCGCAACCTGATCATAGTTGGGATGACGTTGCCACCAAGTCAGCTTGCGCTCACAGATAACAAGTTCACGTATAGCCTGACGCTTCTCAGCATCAGTGCTTAGCGTATTGTCACGAATGAATCGCAAATACATGAAATTGTGGTAGTGAGTGAGGTATCCTTTGACTGCATTCATCTTGTGGTAAGGCTGGAAGTATGCAGGTTTTTCTTGTTTGCCTTCACTGTAAACAAACATGGCTTACTGCTTGACAATTGAGAGGATATTATTGGCACCAAATCGTTGAACCGCGTCATTATACGCACGCTCAACGTCAGTATGATGGATGATGACAGTTTCTAGTGAACTACCATCTAACTTCACAGCGTCCTTTCTCAAGGTGACTTTGAACTTCATGCGCTGTAGATCTGATGTTGACAAAGGGAAGTTGTCAGCATCATAAGCAGTGAGCTCTTCAACGTAAAAGATGCTTGGACGCTTGACATGTTTAATGGCAGCATCCTGCGCCTCTTGCTCAGTGTCAAAAGGACCAACGTAGGTTCTTTGACCATCATCATCTATTATCATGATGTATTTCATCCTTTCCTCCTTTGCTAATCACTCATGGCAAGGGCCGGTCACGGGGGAAAATGACCGCTGCTACCAAACCAGCGCAGGAATCTAATCCGTCTACTTCTGGTATCATCTACAGCATTGTGGCCCTTCTCATGAATGATCACTTACAAGATGGGGCGTGTTGACGTTACTTCTTTGGCAAAGCCTGTTGGATGCGGTAGGCCAAGTCTAGCCTCGTATCAGCATATTGCTTGAATGCTGATTTGAGGCTGTGATTCGGTGCTCGGTCAGCTAACTCAGCAAGGCGGTTGCCGTCTTGCTGAAGCAACATTTGGATTAGTTCCAGGTTGTTGGTCAGCAACGTTGTGAGGCTGGGTGAGATGTTCATATCAAAGCCCCACCCATGAATGGATCGGGCTTGGGTGCAGCGCGCCCTTCAAACCTGTGTTCGACTTGCAACTCACCGCCATCTTCAATCAGGTTCAGGGCATCGCTGAATAAGATGCCCCAACCATAAACCTTAGTGGCCACGCCAACAAACGGCGCGCTGTCATTGGTTTCGACAGCCCAACCGTAATTGGCTTGATCAGCAACTTCTACACCGTAGCGTTGCTCAATCCATTTGTATTGGCTGGCGTAAACAGCCGTTTCAGTCTTGTTAGTTTCTTCACTGGTTACAATTAACATGAATTGGGTTCCCTCTTTGAGCGCCCCATCATGTAAGTGATCAAGATAGTAAAAGGGTGCTAGCTTTGGGCCAGCACCCTTTCACCGTATAAACAAGGAGGAGGAGATAAATTTCCACTGCATTCATGTTTGCTTTCAAACAAACCACCATTGAATGCTTGCTAGTGGTTAGGTTTTTTGTTGTTTGGCTTTGAAAGCAGGTTGAAGGGATGGTTGATTTGGGTTTGCGTTTACCGTGCACCGCTCATTACTTTGCAGTATTCTGCGCTACGTATAACAGCACTGCCCGAGGTTCAAGTACAGTGAAGTGAACAACAGGACTCACGTGGGCGTGGGTTTGGAACCCCACAGCTATTAAACCTTGTAGCGTCAACTGGCATCGGCCGGGTTAGGCTTTAAAGCCCTAGCAAGCCTCATACGTGCGTTTTGGGGTTTTAGGCTAGGTGACCAGCTTAACCGCCGTAAAACTTACCGGCGGTCATCATAGGCCAGCCTAAGCACCCTTTAGCTTGTATGAAGGCAAACATGATTATGCAATGAAACCGTGGCCTGATACGCGCGGCGCTAACGGTGACGTAAGGTCACCACGCCTTAAGGGGTTTTGCCGCAGTGAGCGCCGCATGAGATGTCACTGTTGCTTTAGTGACGCATGCTAGGGGTTTTAACGCTAACCCTTGCTACTTACCGCAGGTATACCACCATACGCTTACCCAATGAAGGGCAGGCACAATCCGGGGCAGGGTTTCTCTCATCACCATTAACCAAAGTAAGCGCAGGTTTTACAGTGACTATGACCTAGCATAGCCAAGTGGCATAAAAACCTTGCGGCAAACCGCAGTAACCCCGCTCAAAGCCGCCTTAGGCTTAGCTACGGGAAGCAACCTGAGTTAACCCGCTATTAGTGGCCTAGCTTTGCCCGGTGACTTAACCGGCGCTTTTGCAGCCTAGGCTTGGCCGCGCCGCTCATGAGGCGCAACATGCGCCCTATAAGTGACTGTTTGCGCTGCATAATTGGCCCAAATGGTGAGGGCGCAAATCAAGCAACAGTGCCCAACAGTGGCAGCGCGGCAAAGAAGCCTCAAGCCGAACTCGTTACTTCGTTCTCAGTTTCAGCGACACGCCATGGCGCAGCAATCCCATCTTCAGAACAGCAATCGCATGTGGTCCCGTAAGCAGTTCCAGCTTTTTTACATCTTCGTCAGTCATCTCCTTCATGATATCGAAGTTCTTATCTTTGCCACGAAGAAATCGACTAAGATAGTCATAATCCGAATCATCTATGCCAAGCATGAGAAGATTATTATGCGCACAGACCCTGGCATGCATTGATCTCCAGAAGAAACTGCCTCCTTCCATTTTGTCTTCAAGCGTAGTTATCTGAATTGGAGTAAGACTCATCTCATACCTCGTCTGATTAGCAAAGCTTTGTACAAAGCTAATCCATGTGGGCCAAATAACCAATTTACGTTGAATTTGCCTTCCCTGACAGCAAGATCAAGATCGTTACTTACTTTGTAGGCGTCGTATTTTGTACATTTATAACCAAAAGACTTAAGGATGAAATCATCCAAGTCAGTAAATGAGTTGTAAGATCGGTTTCCTTCAAACTTTAATAGACCATCTTCTACCCAATTGAAGATAAGTTGGTGGACCTCAGGGTATTCATATGATCGGTCTGTCACTACACCATTCCTAAGATGTCTCATTTCATCCCACGTCTAATCAGTAATGCCTTGTATAGTGTCAGCCCATGTTCACCAAACAACCACTCAACATTTAATATCCCATGGAATATGGCTTGATCGAGCCTGGAACAGTTTCTCAAGATAGAATCTTCTGCAAGATAACCAAATGATTTGAGGATGAAGGTATCTAAGTCAGTATAATCTTCAAACGATCTCTTACCATCAAATTCAAGTAAACCTTCATTTACCCAACCAAAGATTTTGTTATGAATGAAGTAATAACAATTATGATCATCTCGTCTCATTCATCGACCCCCCTCAAACCGTCAGCATGTCTAGCCAAGTAAGCTTTGAACAGCGTAAATCCGTCATCATAGAATAACCAATCCAGTTTCCCATTCATTTCAAAGACAAATTCACGTACTTTGACCCAAATAGCTTCAGAACTTCTATCTTCAGGTGTGTAACCAAAGCTATCCAAGATGAAATAGTCTACGTCTCGTCCATCGTTTGGGCCTAGAATATTCAGCTTGCCTTCTATCATCCATCGCAAGAACAACACTCTCATATCAGCGTAGGAATGTTTGCCTGTGTGCATGACATCATAATCCTTAACTGAGGTAAACAGTCTCTCAAACTTTGCTATTGGATCCCAATTCCAAGGATGTATCCTACTCATAACTTCATTCCACGTTTAGCCATTTTAGCCTTGATCAAGGTCAAGGCATGCGGACCATGGAGCCAATCTGCACCTAGGATCATCCTATCCCTGACTAATTTATTGAGACTCAGCCAGCTCTCCTGATCGTCACTAGATAACTTCAAATCAAATAATCTGATAATAAAATCATCTATAGGATTAGGATAGCGTCCATCTTGGACTTTTTCTTTCTCAGACTCATTCAAAGGAATAGGAAGAGACCCATCTTCGGCTAGTTTAACAAAGATGTTGTAGACATCTGTGTAATCGTAAAACTCAGGCATCCCAACTTGTATTTCGCCCTTTTTTGCCATAACTCACCCAAACCCAAAAACCACAACTTCCGCAACCCAAAACAAGGACACCCCACAATGTCAGCCTATTTTGATAAAAACCACGATCTGTGGATAGAGGTAAGCCTACTCCAGCTGCCAGATGATATCAAGATAACAGGAACCATAACTCAATCCCAACCCATGCAATCAACTAATCTACCGCTAGGCAATTATGCCTATGGAACTTATTATCCACCAGCCGCAACTCCAACCCCAATTACGTATATGAATTTGACCAAATACATCCATGATCAAACCCTACTCAAGATAGTGAAGAAATTAGATGAAGACGTGTGAAAGCTGCAAGTATGCAATCTTCAAGGAAGAAGGATATTCTAACTACACCGTAGAAGGAGTAACTTTTTATTGCTTCCTCAAGAAGCATCCAGAAGCACCACTTGACAGATGGTACGGAACAGACAAACGGTTAGATTACGCAGACAAATGCACCTCCTATAAACAAGGAGAATCAATATCAATGGATGTAGATCAGACAGACTACGAACTCACCCCAATTCAAGTATGCATGTATAATCTTACGACAGACGACGACCTAGATGCAGGACCTTACAAAGACACGCTAACCAAGATGCTCAAGATTAGACGAGATAACTCATGAAACACGCCAGACAAGACTACAACCATATTCAAGATCCACTTAATAAGATCCCCCAAGATGAACCAGTGTTCCTCTTACGAGGACAAGACGTGCTAGCTCCACCAATATTGGAGCTGTATGCATTCATGGCAGCTCTTGCAGGTAGACCAGAATTAGCACAGCTTACCTTGGAGCAGGCAAAGCTGATGCAAGAGTGGCCTAAGAAGAAGATTCCAGACCTATAATACGATCAAACTTCCTAGCGAGAGAAATATCTGGGCGGAAGGAAGTTCAAGATGAGGGTAATATTTGTAGATTTTGTATGAATTGCTGTGTCTAATTAATTAAAAGCTGCTTATAATAGGAGACAGATCAGGCCTCCTCGTATATTTCTTCTTCGCAATATTATGTAAGACTTAGATGAAGAAGAAGACAAATCAGTAGATGAGCCATTTAATAGCGCGCTCGATGAGCCAAATCCAACTCTTGGTCTTATTAATTTTCTTCTTCGCCGGGCGAATCTTCTTCCTTACAAAATAAGGTAATAAACTCCCTTGACAGGCTTAATGAAGTGATTTAATGGAGTAAATCAGGTTATTCAATTAGGGGAAGAACTCATTCAAATTGTTAGGTATTTAATTCACTGTTTGTACTCACCTGATTTACTAAGCTATTGAAACACAAAAAACCCGCAAGCCCTAAGGCCTGCGGGTTTTGTTTTACGTTGTCAGCACGGCACCATGGTCAAGTAACCACATGTACCATTGCAGCACGTGATAATCATACGGTTCACGTGAGGCAATTTTGATGATGCAGTAACTCAGCGCTAAGGGGTAGCGGCGCAAGTGAGCTTGCCCGGTTGATATCACCACATGCTTTTTGACTAGGTTCATTGCAGCCCTCACAAAAAAATAGCGGGGCATTTGCGCCCCGCTTGGTTCAATTACACGTTGTCAACGGTTGACGTTTCAACCGGTTCAAGGTGGCCGGTTGTGGTACCTTGAACCGTATCAGCTAAGCCGTTGTTGTGAGCGCCGGTTGCACTGTCATCAACCGTCACCGTTGCAGCCGCTGGCGTCATCACGTCAGCAGGCTTGGCCTTGGGCTTGCGCGCCACGCTGGCACGCTTTGCCTTGACCTTGACCGGCGCAGCCTTGACCGGTTTAACCGGCTCAGTAGCCTTGCCAGCCTCAACGGCGGCTTGTTCAAGCTTAACTGCAAGGTCAATACGCTTTTGGCCTTTGGGCGTGACGGTGACCTTGTAAATTTCACCGCCGTTGCGTTTGCCTACGGCATGCCGGTCAAGTAACCGGTCAGTTACAAACCCGCGCATTTTGTTCAGCTGCTGATTGTCACAAGCCATCATGATTTCAGCACCTGTCACGCCATGTTCACGCAACGCCATGGCGTTAGCAAAGCACTGCTTGCCGTGACGTGCGCCAAGCCTGTGTATGGTCATCAGTTGTTCAGGGGTTGGTTTTGGCCCAAGTAACTTGGCCATGCCCGGTGCCTGCCACTTTGCCAACTGGTCACCATACGCTTCATAAATTTTGTTAGTCATAGCATTTCACCTTTTTCAATGGCTAAAGCCGCAGGCGGTATGCCTGCGGTGCGTTAGCCTTTTCACAATGTCAATGAAGCGCCTAGCGCCTCACCGTGGCCGGGCAACGTGCCCGGCCAAAACAGCCCGGTTGTGGTTAGCAACCATCATCAAGGTAAGTGAGTGATTTGTTTTTTTATGTATTTTTTTGTGGCAACAATAAGGTATTATTTTTTTTATTGTTTTATTTCTGCCGCAATCAAATCAGGTGAGTTAGTCAGGTAGTGTGGCTATCAATGGGTAGGTAGGTGGCTTGCGCGGCCGTAGGTGGCCTATATTGGCTGAGCAACTTAGGTTTTTGAAAAAGGTGACCCCCACAGGTAATTTCTTCTCTTCACCCCCTTACATTACATACTACTTTTTTAGCAACTTCCTAGGAAGTTGCTACCCCCTTACATTGCTAATTAAAAATTTAAGCACTTCCTAGGATACAATTTTATAAAATGCATAGATTGCTACAAACATAGCTACAACTAATACAATCCCAGCCAAACCTTGTTCCTGATAGAGAGCTAAAATCAGTCCAACTAAAATGAGTAGCTGAATTGTCAGATTTGTTTTTTCTTTCACTTTTTATAATTCCTGCCTTGGATACTTACTTAAGATTCTGAAGGTTTCCCCCGATGTCTGATTTTCCACACCTTATACAATATGCCCCGGTATGGGCTATTCAGCATATGTACCTTTGCTACTGTTTCTGGTGATGCTGCCCAAGCGTCCATATGGACCTGATAAGTATCATCATCCTTGACTATCCCAATAAAATCCCAGAAATTGTCTGGCTGTTCTCCTATCTTCAGGACATGGAGGTACCAGTTATCATATGCTTTCTGTAGTTCTTTGGTTGGAATGTATTTCATAGGGTTGCCTAGTAGAGGTGGAGCAGGATAGCTGTTTTGCTATGGTATCCTTGATGCTGGTAGCCTTGGTTGGGATCGTAAGGGTAGACGTAGAACATGCCCCAGTGACTGATACTGATCATGGTTGTTCTGCTCTCCTCTGTACATGCCTATATTCTGCTGACTCTGAGTAAGCCTTTACTTTGAGATCGTACCTGTAACCTCGCAGGGACATCAGCTTGGCTACCGCTTGATAATGCGGGCCTGCCAAGGCGTGGCAGCGGTCGGCCGCACCATCGGTGAGGTTCCAGCCTGGATACGCACCTGCTGGCGGGCTGTGGTCCATACCTAGGAACTTCCAGAAATACATACCTTTGCCTTCGGTTAGGTCTCCTTCAGGATAGAATACTTCTACAAAGTGGTTATAGGCTGCTGTTACCGTGTCATCGCTGACGTTCTTCATTGGGTTGCCTTGAGGCAGATCATCTTGATAATAGCGGCGTAGTACGGGCTAATTAATAAGTTGATCTTGCGTGCCTGTTCGTGGGTCACCATCAGGTATGGCCTTGTGTTATGCATGGCTACGTCGGGTGGGGCTAGGTCTAGGTAGTTGACAAAACTGATCTCATCTCCGCATACCAGCATCCAGTGCTTGGCTGCCTTCCAGTAATTGTCCCTGTATATGTAGGTCTTGTCGGCTAATGCCCTTGGTGTGGGCGTCATGATGGCGGATCCCATATGTATACTACCTTGCTGTCTGGTCTGCGAAATCCAACTAGTTTGCATTGGGTGCATGCGACGTAGGTGCACGTTGGCGTGCCGTATCGGAACATAGGCCCCTCTACGTGCTTTTGCCGCTTGCCAGACTCTTTCCAGTTATGTTGATGATTTTCCATATCTGGCCTCTATGATCTTGAACAGGGTTTCTTGGTGCGGGTTGTCTGAAGCCAGGATTTCCAGCTTCTTATAGGTGGCTTGATCTACAACTATTTTCCAGGTTTCGTCATATTCAAAATATTTCTTTTCTGGAATACCCAAGAACTCAAAGAACTGTTTTTCAACATTTCTTGTCCAGGTAACAGAATGGCTGTATCTTCTCATCCAGACAGTTTGTGCGTCTATCAATAAATGTGACGGGACTGCGTATCTGAATTTACTGGTCATCAAAGCTGTTACTCTGGATTGTACCATGTCATGTCGGTTGCAAGTGGGTGCCTGATCCATTCATCTTCATCGGTTGAAACATCAGCTGGGGGCGAGCCATACTTGGCAGTTGCGGCTTTCAGCAGGGTCCAGATATGCTCTGGGCTGGCTTTCAGCGCGTTGATTTTCGCTGCTGCCAGTTCGCTGACATCTAGCGTAGGTTCTTTGCCAAAATGATATGCGACCCGTTGCATTTGATTGAACCCTATGAACTCTTCAAAGTGGGTGTAGCCATAATCAAATTCCTTAAATTTGCTATGGTGAACCCTATAGATCATCTTGGCTTGATTGATCTGATGTCTGCTGACTTTCATCTTTGATTCTCGAATAGTGTGCTTTTAGCAGTGCGTAAGAGTACGGGCCTGCCAGTGCTTTGACTACTTCATTGGCTTGTTTGGATAAATGGACAATATGATGAACTGTGCCATCTGGCCTTAAGTGAAAGTTTACTGCCCCCTTAATGGGTTCGCCTTCTTTATTTGGTCCCAGATAAGGCAGTAGGAAAGTGAAAAATTCATAATCCCTAAAGTGACGTGGCACCCTGCTTTCAACGTACCTGATATAATTAGCTTCTGCTTTTTGATATAAATCGTAATCTATCCACATCTGATTTTCCACGCTTTGTACAAGGTTTGGTAGTGCGGGCTGAGAAGCATATCCATCCTGTGCTTGAATTTGTCTGGGATATGGTATCTCCACTCCTCAAGCGTTATTGGCGCTACTTTTGGGTTCGTAGTAGCCTCTTCCCATGTAGTACCCAGCCAGTCATAAAAATCTTGGTATCGTAATCCTGTAAGTCTGTGATAGCGCCACAAACCTATGTTAAGTTCTTCACCTGTGAACCACGCCATTAGGATTTTCCTTGTCTATGTGCCCATGCCCAGAACAGAGCTTCACCATGTGGGCCTAGGAACTGTTCCAGTTTTTTGAAGGCATCATCCTTCATGTAGTAGAGGGTGCGGCTTGAAGTGGTTCGTGGCTTCTGTAATGGAATGTGTAGGTAAGCTGAAAAACAAATGCAGCCCTCTTCAAGCAGTATCGCAGGCATTTTAGCTCTTATGTTTTCGTATTTGGTCCAAGCTTGCTCGATAGCCTCTTCAACTACCCACGGCATTAGGGTTTCCTATCTAAGAAAATCATAGTAGAAACTCATTACAAACGCTGAGTAATAGTAGGTGTATTTTTTTAGTTTCATCCAAACCCAGCCCAAGCCTGAGTACTTTCTGACCACCATTGCCTTGAGCACCAACTCACCGTGCTCTGAGTTGAGCAATTGGATAATGTGCTTGGTGTGGGCGCTCACTGGCACTTCAACTACATCTGGATTTTTCATATTAAATTGAATCGTGTGCAGCCCATAATCTATGAATGCTGCAAACTCATAGATGTTTTTCAGTTTCTTATAGTTTAGTTTTCTGTTTTCACAGAACCGATCATAGGCTGGTGCGCCTTCACTTTGAACAAGCTCATTCATTGGGTTCCCCTTGTTGAAACAAAACCTGATGTTATCATGCGCGGCGTGCTTCTTACAGGAAGTAATGTTTCATCGTAAAGGGAAAGTTAGATGGCCAAACACAGTAAAGCCCATCCTGGGTTCAAGGCGGTTGAAGCAAAGATAGGTAAAAATCCTAAGATAAAGAATCCTGGTGCAGTACTAGCAGCAGCTTCGAGGGGTGCCAGTAAGGCAGCTCACAAAGCTAATCCTCGCTTGAATAAGGTGAAAGGGTGAGGTTTCAAATACAAGGTGACACCCTTGTACTTGAAGACGGTACTGTAATTCCATTTGATGGAGGATTCCCTATGCCTTTGAAAAAGGGTAGTAGCCCCGCAGTTAAGAAACAGAATTTTAAGGAATTTCACAAAGGTAAAACATTTGCACACACTGAGGCTAAGTTCGGCAAGGAACGAGCGAACAAGCAGGCAGTGGCTGTTGTATTGAGTGAGGCCCGCAAGGGTAAGAAAAAGCCGGTTTAGCTCAGTGGTAGAGCTACTGCTTTGTAAGCAGTGGGTCGGGAGTTCGAACCTCTCAACCGGCTCCAGACAAGAACACCCTCTGGTGGCCGGAATGAAACCAGAGGGTGTTCGAGTGGGGTGGCTTATACCCCCTCCAGCTGAGTTTGCTGCCCAGCCTCCTATGCCTGCCATAAGCTATTTGCATTTTCAAGTAGGAACAGTTATTTATACGATAGTTTTTAAAGTTGAGGGCTGCGTATGTCTGATTTTGTTGTGGGGTCGGTCAAGTGGTTCAACCCCTTGAAAGGATACGGTTTCGTAATTCATGAGGGCAAAGACGTTTTCATACACAGTAAAAGACTTAGAGAATCTGGGCTTGTAGTGTCAAAAGATACAACGATTATAAATTTAGATCCCGGTGAGAGGCTTAAATTTAGAATTGAAACCGGCCCAAAGGGGCCATTTGCAACCGAAATCTCAAAGGCATAGACATGGCTAGCCCTAATTTCAATGAAATGCAGACTACAACAAAACAAAACAGATCAGGGGGTAAGAAAGGGTTGAAGAAGGCACAGGCTGGGGTGCCTATCCCTGCAAAAGACTTCTCTTCAGAGAAAAAAGAGGCCGCAGCAGCTGGTCGATCCAGCAGCACACCAGTACCTGAGAAAAAGTCTTGGGAAACTTCAGGCCAAGATATGATGTCTGATTACCGTGAGGCACGACGTCAGGGAAAATCAGCTGAGGATTATGAAGATAGCGCTCGTGATCGTATTTCAGACGTAGCCGGTCAGCGTCGTATGGACGCCAAAGAAATCAATAAAGACGAATACCCTACGCATGAAGGCGGGCATGACCGAGGCAAGTCAGCATTTGGCAATCCACCCAAGAATGCTCATGGATTTGGCCATACAAGTTCAAATAAAGATGGGCACTTGCGTAAATCAGGTCATCCCGGCGCACATCAACTTGGAAAGAAGGGAAGTAAGTAATGGCTATGAAGAAAAAGATGGGTGGTGGTTATTCATTGAAACATGACAACCAGCCAAAGGGCAAAAGTATCGGTGTTCCGTCTAAGGTGGTTGATAGCATGCCCAAGGGTGGCAGCTCTGGCGGCATGCACTCTGGTCAGCCTTCAGGTCACAGCATTGGTGTTCCGGACCGTAGCAACCCTGTGAAGAACATGGGTATTTATGGCAAGGACAGTGGTGGTGGGATCTTCAAGACTAGAGGTAAGGTCTTGATCAATTCAGGTGTGTCAGGTGCACATCGGTTAGGCTGTAAAAAATGAAGAAGCGTATTCGTACCCAGCCAACTAATCCATTTTATTCGAGTGAGCCCGCAGTAGCCAGAGGGCTCATGGCTACTAAACCCCCTGTGCAGAATGCATCATTGGGGAACAAACCTTCAAAGACTACACCGCAAAAGCCCGGTAGGATGTCAGGCTTTGCGGGTTTTGTTGATAAGCATAAACCGAAGCAACAGGGCATTAAGCCAAAACCCCCTGCTTTTGTTCCCGGTGGAAAATCCAAGTCACCGAAGCAAACAGTGGTTAAAGCAACTAAGCCTCCCAAGAGGAATCTTGGCGGCATTAAAGCTATGAAGAGCATGTGATGACCTATCAGAGGAAGACTGATCAGCCCTATACTATGTCAGAGGCGTCGCTTGCTCAGCGCAGGAAGCCTACACAAGCTCGTCTTAAAGCTTGGCGTAAATGGCAAGTACCTGAAGGGGGCATTTTAAACCCTTATGGTCGTTCCGGTTGTGGTGATGGCACAGACAAAGATCATTTAGCTTTAAGGCCAAAGGAAATGCAACGTACAAGACTTTTTGTTACTAAGAATAAGCTTCGCGCACTTGAAGCACATGAACTTCAAAAGATAGCTCGTGAATCTGCTGAAGACGCCATGGCCACCCTGAAGGAGATTTGTAAGAACCGACGTGCACCAGAGGCTACTCGTATTGCGGCTTCGGCAGTCATCCTTGACCGTGGTTACGGTAAGGCTTCTCAAACCAGCATTACTGCGAATGTGACCAATGGCAAAGCGCGCGATATTACTGCCGAGGAGCTCGACAGGAGAACTACAGCAGCTCTCAACCGAGTTGAAGAGCTTACTAACCGAGCGCCAAAAGCGGGAAAGAGCACGGAAGGACCTGCTGACATACACAAGCTTAATTAATATCCCCAGTGGGCCTATCCGTGATGATCCAAATGAAGAGGACGAAATTGAGCAGTTTCGTCCTCGAAAACAATTATTTGGAGCCCATCATCTTTTATGGTTAGACTGTCTTCAGCAAGTTGCTGACGGCAAAATCAAACGTCTTTTGGGCATGATGCCGCCCGGTTCTGCTAAGTCTATTTATACTTCAGTTGTGTTCCCCACTTATGTGATGGGACGTTTTCGTGGATCAAACATCATCCTTGCCAGTTATGGTTCTGACCTACCACGTAAATTCGGACGGCGAGCTCGATCGATCGTCCAGCAATCCATCTATAACCGAATATTTAACACACAATTATCAGCCGAGAGTCAGGCTGCTGATGAATGGGCACTTAATAATGGCAGCGAATGGTTGGCCCGTGGTATCCTTACTGGAATCACAGGTAATAGAGCCGATGGCATTGTTTGGGACGATTTAATCAGAGGTCGTGAACAAGCTGACTCCGATGTCATCAGACAGAAAACATGGGAAGCTTATGTTGACGACCTCGGCTCACGTAAAAAACCCCTTGCCTGGGAAATTGGCATTACAACCCGCTGGCATGAGGACGATCCCGCAGGTCGTATTTTACCAGAGCATTATAGTGGTGAGTCGGGATGGATCCACTGCCGGGACGGTAACGATTGGTACGTTGTATGCCTTCCCGCAATATGTGAAAGAGACGACGATATATTAGGGCGTAAGCCGGGTGAGATCCTTTGGCCTGAGTGGTTCAATGAGGAAATGTTCTCAACGCCAAAGCGTAACCCGCGCACGTGGAACTCACTATATCAACAGCGCCCAGCCCCAGATAGCGGTACATACTTTCAAAGTTCGTGGCTTAAAACCTATGAACAGAATGCCAAGAATGGTTTCCCATATGGAATGGAACACGGGGATCTGAACATCTATGGGGCCAGTGATTACGCGGTCACTGAGGGTCGTGAAAACTATACCGTCCACATTGTGGTTGGTCTTGATCATAATGAAGATATTTATGTTCTAGATTTATGGCGTCAGCAGACTACATCCGATCACTGGGTTGATGCGTTTTGTGATTTAGTAAAACGTTGGCATCCTATTGGGTGGGCGGAAGAGTCTGGCCAAATTAATGCGTCTGTTGGCCCGTTCCTTGTAAAGCGTATGCGTGAGCGCCAAGCATTTGTTTCGCGCCTTCAATTTCCTTCGCTTAAATCTAAGACTATGCGGGCTCAGAGCATCATTGGTCGCATGGCTCAAAAGGGTTTGTATTGTCCTTTTGGAGCTGATTGGTTTCCAGAATTCAGACGTGAATTGATGGTGTTTGACGCTGGTAAGAATGATGACCAAGTGGACGCATTGGGGTTGATTGGTCAGATTTTGGACAAAATGTTTGGTGCTGATAAATCTTCTAGTCAGAAGGAACCTCCTAAGGTATTGTCTACTAATCCAAATGATTGCACAGTTACGCTTGAAGATTTATTTGAAGCTAACGAAACACGTTATGACCGGTCAAGGATACTTAGGATCAATTGATGCCCCAAATTGAGCTAGACGAGCTAGCAGGTGAAGACGGCGGTACTGAATCGGCACGCCTTGCTAAGTTTTGGCATGATCAAATTGAGAAAATGGGCAAGGATAAGCGGTTCCTTCAGTTTATCAAACGCGGCCATAAGATTGAAGATCGTTATCGTGATGAACGCAACAAGGTTGATGAAGAGTCACGTCGACGATATAATTCACTTTGGTCTAACGTGGAAATTCTTAAACCAGCGATTTACGGGAAGACTCCAGTCCCGGTAGCGGAACGAAAATTTGGCGATAAGGATCCAATTGCACGGGGAGCCGCTCAAATTCTCGAACGTGCTCTCAGGAATGAGATAGAGATTTGCGGCTTTCACGAAGCACTTTGTCAGGCAGTTGATGACTATTTGCTGCCGGGGCGAGGCGTTGTGTGGGTTCGATACGAGCCAGAATTTAGCGCGGGTGTCTCCCTCGTCGGTGAAAACTCCATAGACATGAAGGATTCTCAGGGCGAAATCAATCCTGAAGAGTTTGATAAGGAAGTTGAAGACGAGGACCCAACAGAGGAAAAGCTTGAAGAAACCAATGATGAAATAGTTAGAGAGTCTACCCCTATTGACTACGTTCATTGGGAAGATTTCCTTATTTTTCCAGTTGGTGCCCGTACTTGGTCTGAAGTGGTAGCCATTGGTAAGCGCGTTTATATGACATTTACGCAAATGTCTGAGCGCTTTGGCAAGGATATTGCTAAGAAAATTCCACTACAAAAGGACGAGCGCAAAAAGGAACGTTATGAAACTTCAGCTCTTGAGATTGAAATCAAGGGTGAAGTGTTTGAAATTTGGAATAAACAAGATAGGACAGTTTATTGGGTAGCTGAAGGCTATAACTACCTGATGGATCGTAAGGACGATCCTTTGAACCTGGAACAATTCTTTCCAGTCCCTCGACCAATCATTGCTAATCAAACTACCAACACGCTGATTCCTGTTGGTGATTATATTCAATATCAAGATCAGGCTGCTCAAATTGACGAGCTGAGCCAACGTATAGCTATGCTTACCCGCGCGTGTAAGGTCGCAGGTACTTATGCGTCGTCAGCTAAGGGTGTTTCGCGCCTTCTTAATGAGTCGGTTGAGAATGAGTTGATTCCTGTTGATGATTGGGCCGCTTTTGCTGAAGGTGGTGGTATCGCTGGCATGATTTCATTCCTTCCCTTGAAGGAAATCATGGGCGTGCTGCAAGAGCTCGGTTCACTCAAGGATAAACAAATTGAAGAAATGGATCGACTTACTGGAATCAATGATCTTATGCGCGGCACCACTGACGCGCGTGAAACTTTGGGCGGTCAACGTCTTAAGTCAAACTACACTGGGACCAGACTTACAGCTCGGCAAAATGAGATGGCTAGGTTTGCTCGTGATACTGTGCGTATTATGGCCGATATCATGTGTCAGCACTTTGCGCCGAAGAGCCTTGTTGAGGCTTCGGGTGCGATGTTTGAGGAAGGACTAGGGGTAGACATTCAAGCTGTGCAGGCTGCACAGCAAGCAATGCAGGCTCCTCCTCCCCCGCCTCAAGGTATGGCAGGAACACCGCCTCCGGGCGCACCTCCAGGACCACCGGGTGCAGCACCGGGGCCGCCCGGCGCTGGTCCACCCGGTATGCCTCCAAAGCCAATGGGTGCCCCACCCCCCGGAGCACCCCCAGGTCCAGGTGGCCCACCGCCCCCAGCGCCGGGCGGCAACGTAGTTCCGTTCCAGCCACGGGCTCCAATGCCTCCGGGTATGCCTACGCAGCCAGCGCCGCCCCAAGCCCCGCCTGTCGCCCCTGGCTTGCCTATGCCTCCTCCCCCTGATCCAATGCAAATGGCCACTCAGCAGGCCATACAGCGCATTGATTCGGCCATAGAACTGCTCAGAAATGAGCGTTTGCGTGGATTTAGGGTGGATATTGAGGTCGATTCCACGATTTTTGGTGATGCGGCTCAAGAAAAGGGGGATAGAACTGAATTTATTAAGGAAGTTACCTCATATTTGCAGAATTCGCTTGCTATGTCGGCTCAAGTTCCGGAAATCACGCCGCTTTTGGGCAAATTACTGCAATTTGGCGTGCGTGGGTTCCGTGTTGGTCGCGATCTTGAGTCTTCTATTGAGGAATTCTGTGATCAGGCAACGAAGATTGCGAAACAGAGGCAGGCTGAGGCTAAGGCACAGCCGAATCCAGAACAGATCAAGGCGCAGGCACAGGCTATGCAGGCCCAAGCCACTATGAAGTCTGCCGATGCGCGTGCGAAGTCAGATCAGGCCAAATCTCAGGCTGATATTCAGGGTGCACAGATTGAAGCCCATTCAAATCAAATGGAGCAACAGTCTGAAATGGCCCGTCAGACTATGGAAGACCAGAGTCAGCAACGAAATGACCAAGCTGACATGGCCATGAAGCAGATGGACGTCAGAATGCGCGAGATGGAAATGGCTATGGAACAAATGCGCATGCATGCTGAAATGATGAAGCCCCCGCCAACTGTGGATAACGGTGGTTTAGGCAATGGGCCACCGCCGAAAAAAGGAGCGGCATGATGGCTATAGTCCCAATTTTAAAACCTACTGCGGATATATCGGAATATATGAAGGGGAAAATCAAACAGGAACCACGTCTTGTTTTGCTATCCAATGAAAATCATATCATGACGATTGCTGATAACTCTAATTGGGGGAAAACAACAACTATCTCGACTGATGGTTTGCAATCGCTTAGTGACAACTTTCAAGCGCAGACGGATATTATGGATGTCCGGTTTCAGCAGGCACTGGATACTTTATTTGGTAAAGGAAATGTAGTGTGACCGTATTTGTATACAGGAACGGTGAACTTATTGACAAACGGTATGCCCCTTCAAAGGTAGAAGGCGAGCAGGCTGCGTATGTGATTAGCGACATAATGCCTGAGACCCGGCATATGGCCGACGGCAAGACTTATACAAGTAAATCAGAATACAGGAAAGCTACTAAGGCAGCTGGCTGTATTGAAGTTGGTAATGAGACTGCAACGCTTCTTAAGCCGCGTAAACGGGTTGAACTTGATCGTGGTCAGCGCAGAGAAGACATTCAGCGCACGATCTATAATCTGAGGAACAAATGAGTAAACTACAGGACTTTATACGTAAGAATGTAAAACTACCTGAAAATATGTACACTCGTGTTAAAGAAGATGGAGTACTGGTTGGGTATCATGATCTAGTTTTTTGGATGTCTGAAGACTATGCATCTAGACTTATAGAGGATGGTTTTAGTGCAGTTTTGAAAGACATCCTTCAACATGATATTAAGTATTTAGAAGATAAACGTAAAAGCCTCCTACCAAGCGGGCATAAGGAGTTCACATGTTAAATTCCCTGACTAAGCATTTTAATGATACCGTCTTTCGCGGCCCCGAAAATGAGGGCGGAACTGATGGCGGTGGTACTGAAGGCACTACTGTTCTTGATACTGACGTCGGCACTCCTGATGGTGGGGCTGATGCTGGTGATGGTGATGGTGGTGAAGGGGGCGGAGAACCGTCTAAACCGCTTACTGTTCGCGAGCAGCTTAAAAAGTCTATGGCAGAAGCGAGTGAAGACGCTGCCAATCAAACCAAGACTGCCAAAAAAGATCCTAAGACTGGACGATTTTCGCAAGCGAAAGGGCAAGAAGCCCCCGCTGCTGTAACTCCAGCCCCAGTTACACCCACTATTGCTGCTCCTGACAGTCTGTCTAAGGAAGCAAAGGCTGAGTGGGATAAAACTCCACCGGTTGTTCAGC